TGATACTTAGTAAGATGAAAGAGAACGCCGAGAAGCTGGCTAAATAATGATTATCCGTATGGCTTGTGTGTAGTATTTAGCGGAATATTACATACAAGCACTTTTGCTTAATATATATTAAGGACTAACATCATGTGGACAACACCAGCAGCTACAGAAATGCGTTTTGGCTTTGAAGTTACAATGTACGTAATGAACAAATAAGTTATAATAATTACACACGGCCCCCATCGGTTAATTCTGCTTGGGGGTTTTTTGTAGCTACAATTACTACAATCGTAGCCATTTTGTGTATACAAAACGCAAAAAAATATACACGTTATCAAAACGTGTATAAAAAGTTTAAAAAAATATACATATCTAAACTAATAGTTTAGTTCTACCGCTCTGTCAGTATGCCACCTTGCACCATTCGTTCTTCATGATGGTGTTTACGGTGGCAATTGGCACATAACACAATGCACTTGTCTAGTATTTCCTGTCTCGCTTGCTTGTAAGCACCGTTCTGAGACAACTCACTAATCTTCCTGTTTAACGGATCACGGAGCACGTGGTGGAAATCGAGGGTCGCGGGATGATTTTCTCCGCACTGGGCACATTGAAGGGTAGCCTTAAATCGTTCCCAATCTGCCCTGTTACGAATCTTCTGTAATCTAATACGTTCGATGTGCTCACTACGATGTGATTCGTAGTGGCGTTTTGAATAAATCTTGGCTTTCTGTCTTCTTACTTCCGGATCTTTAAACGGCATAGTAGAATACTGTTCCAACGAAAAGTTCTTTATATCATTAAAGGTTAAAAATGTCCACAGCCCTCGATTACTACCTCTGCTACAAAGAGGCTTTCCTGCTCGGCGCATCGTTTGGTGTACTTTTATCGTATACTTTTGTTAAAAATACTTTACAAAACGCTAAATAATGGTATTCTAATCGCTCGTTCCGAGTTTTTCGGAGCGGACAAGGCAAGTAAATGACCAATAGAAAGTTAGAAAAGGAAAATACCATGTATCTAATAGACTTAGCACGTGTGCAATTGCCCGATGCCGAACTTCATGCCGCTATCGCATTGCGCGAGAGTAAAGTAGCACGGCTCAAGGAGCAAATGGGAAGTAAATACCTACTCCATCCAGACAACATCGTCCGTTTACCACGGGCCATCCCGAATTTTCTGTTGAAGGAGAACGGTGATGAGTGATATTTTTAGTGTTTTCTTTCTTTTTGTACTAGCCGCAATAGCCGCCCTGTTTACCATAACAAGGGATAAGTTTTATGACCTTAACGAGTATAACGATAAGGTGGCCAAGCGCCTCCATCAACTAGAGCTGGAGATATTAGAACTAAAGATGGATGTAAAGGATAAGAAAAAATGACTAAAGACGAAGCATTAAAGATGGCGATTGATAAATGGGCTAATAACTTTACTCATGAAAGACATCAAAACAATGCAGAAACAAAATTTTGGCTTGCTCAATATAAAATGGCTTTTAATGATTTGTTTAATACTTGCAAAGAAGCACTAGAACAACCATTCACAAGGGATTGGAAACATACCATAGACGAACGCATTGCTAGGGATAGTGAGTTTAAAGAAGCGCTAGAACAACCAACAGTCGCAGAATTAAACGATGAATACTTGCGTGATACTTATGTTGAGGGATTAAACCAACCAGCGCAAGAACCTGTGGCTTGGATTGGTAATTATAACCATACATCATCATTAGCATTTCAAAAAGAAGCGTTAAAAGATGCCAAAGAAATTAAACCACTCTACACCCACCCTCATCAATGGCAAAGATTAACAGATGATGAAATGCATGAGGTAATTATTAAGCATGTTTCAGTTGATTGCTCATGTGACCCATATGAATTTGCCCGTGCTATTCAGCAAGCATTAAAGGATAAAAACACATGATACCTAGAAACTTGCCACCAATTCAGCCATTAAAACCACCAAAAGAAGCACTAGAACAACCAGCGCAAGAAATAGTGCGTAAAGTTTTTGACATTGATAATTTTCATCCGTCAGTTTTAGATAGGATTAAATTTACTAGTCCTAGTCAATGGCAAGGATTAACGGATAATGAAAAATTATCAAGTATTCGTAAATGGGCTGAAAACAATACTATGAGAGGTCAAGAGTTAATTGGATTATGTGATTCTATTGAACAAGCATTAAAGGATAAAAACACATGACCATTAAACTAGCTTCACTGCCCACGGCCAGTGAAAAGAACCTTGTAAACGAGCGACTACAGGCCGCCATCGACTACGGATTTGAGGAGGTGTTCATTATCGGCGTCAAAGACGGCAGACTTAAACTATCCTACAGCGGATACAAGGACATCGAGCGTAAGCTGGGTGCCTTAGAATTACTTAAACAAGACATGATCGCAGAATCGTATTCATAGGAGCTAGACAATGCCTATTGTAGAAGAGAAGGGTAAGTATTTATGGCGTAAAGGGGAGCATAACTTCCTTAAAGAATGGCAAGGATTATCGGACAAGGATGTAAAAGACTTAGCCGACTTTTGGGAAGTCAGCGACATAGAGATTGAGAATTTTATTAAGAAGGTATTACAGAAAGTAAAGGATACGAACACATGACCAATAGTAGACGATTTGTTGAGTTAAAGTTTAATAAATCAGATATAGCACTTTTTATTGCTTTAGAAGATATTGTTAGTGTTATGGAAGAATTGCGTTCAGAAACAAGAGGGTCTGAGGTATATAAAGCTATACGCATAACGACAATCCACCGTGAGTCACATTTATGTGACTACTCTTGTTATGCAATGTTAAAACATTATCTAACTGACTGGAAATAATAAGTTTAAGGGGGCGCACAGCTGAAGGTCGTTGCGCTTAAACGAGTATCCTAAATACCGCCCCGCCAATTTTAAAGGATTAGAAATGAAGAACGTCGAATTTAAAACGCAAAACGAAATGACAGAGTGGCTAAAGAAAAACACTTGGAAAGGCCTTCGCCATGAAGGCGAATGGACTGACGAGATTTCCTCTTCTCCAACACCGGACCCCGTCAATTCTCCACCGCACTACACCAGCGGAGGGATCGAAACGATAGACTACATGGAGGCCAAGTCCACCCCTGAGGAATTCAGAGGGCACCTACGCCTTACAGCACTCAAGTATCTATCCCGTGCAGGCCTTAAAGACGACACGCTGAAGGACTTAAAGAAAGCGCAATGGTATGTCAATGCCCTTGTGGACTTTATAGAAGACAGCACGGATAAATCGTAGTATATTAAGGTATGGAAGAACTTAACGACGAACACGTACTGCAACTGGTGAGAATTACCATCGACGGTGAGACTTATACCATGTTTGCACCACCTATCGTCGCAGATAACGAGGAAGTCGGAAACATAGAAGACCTAGAATTCGGTGAATTTGTACCCATCCGACACATCGTCTCCGAACTTTTGAATTGCCTCAACAACACAGTGCATTAAATGTGAAAGTATGAATAAAGTACCTTAATCCCGTACTTAAGTAAATGAATGACTTTATAGAGACCTTCGGGTCTCTTTTTTTTATGTAGGTACTTTTTCGGAAAAATTGAAAATTTGCCGTAATGGCAGTTTTAAGGGGATTTTTGAGGGGAAATTGGAGGGGGTGGATGGCTGGAAAGCCACGGGGCGCGGGTCTTGGAGGGTGGTGGGGGAGAGAGGAGAAAGGTGCACGGATCACGGACCACGGAGCAATTATTTGATTCTATATAGTGGACGTTTTGAAAAAAAAGTGAATTGATTTTTTTTTTTACGAAAAGTACCGTAATCAGACGTAATGGTTGAGATTACTTAGGGATATCAATGACTTATCTATTACGTTACACCATTACGTTGAAATATCACAGACGTAATGGCGTAATGGGTACTTTTTGTTCACAGACGTAATGGCAAAAGAGTAAAAAAAGGGTTTATATAGGAAATTATCAAAGATTATTTTAGTAAATTGATTAAATAATAGGCAATAACAGCAAATTTACTAGGGGGTTGCGCGCGAGGACCTTTATTTTTTTTTTTTACTTTTTTTTCAAAACGTCCACTATATAGGATTGAATAATTGAACAAAAACCCTGCTATTGACTAAGGCACTTAAAAAGGGTATATTTACTGTCTACTTTAACAGGGAGGTAAAGAAATGCCGTTAAAAGATGAAGAAGTAAGATTGATTGGGATAACACCTAGAAAGCATGTCATCCGATATAACAGTGTAAGTGGAAGAGCAAAGTATCCGTTCAAGGGAATGATCATTGGGGATTACATAGAGAGTCATTCCTTGTATGAAGTGATTAACTTACGCCATGCACTTAAATCATTTTATAAACGTATAAAGGGGCGTAGGTTCACTGTGCGTCAAAAAATGGAAGACGATAATGTTTGGATTTGCCGGAGAGTAAGCTAATGGCCGCTAAGGACGTATGGAATGTTCCACCTATCTTGGGGGATAAATTGCAAAAGAGACTATCTAGTAATGTAGGCTCCTTGTATAGCCAAAAGAAGAAGCTGACTGGCCGCGAATGGAAGTTTGTGCAAGAGCTAGTATCGGGAGACGGACAAGTCACCATGAAAGAGTGCGCCATCAGAGCGGGTTTCAGTGAGAAATCTGCCAAGGTTACGGCATGGAAGCTAACCAATCCGGAGATATGCCCGCATGTAGTGGCTGCCATCCAAGAGTATCGTGCAGAATTAAATGCAAAGTATGGCACCAATTACGATAGGCACATGAAGGATTTGCAGTTGATACGAGACAAGGCATTGGAAGCTGGCGCATATGGTGCGGCCGTAGCGGCTGAATATCGTCGAGGCCAAGCACTTGGCACTATATACATCGAGAGGAAAGAAGTTCGCATCGGCACCATCGATAGCATGAGTAAAGACGAAGTAATGCGTAAGCTTGAGGAAATCAAACGCATCTATGGCGCTCCGCCTCAAACCATCATTGACATGGAGCCAATCGATGTAGAGAGCACTATCGAAGTAGAACCATCTTTTGACGCAAACGAGGTAATTGAAAATGGCAATAAAGCCCGAAGCCGGTCTATACAAGAGACTGAAAGAGAACCTACCGGAGGCGCACATAACGAGGATAGAATCGAGAGTGAACCTAGGAATACCGGATTGTCTGATAGCGCTGAACAAGACTAGGTTTGTAATGGTGGAGCTGAAGGTAGTTAAACGAGGTAAAAAGGTCGCACTTAGTCCACATCAAGTCGCCTTCCATCTTAAGCATGCCAGCATAGGCTGTCCCACATATATCTTGGTGCAGTATCATCCGGCCGGCACAACATCTGCATTAAAGGCTGAATTATTGCTGTATGACGGTGCGCAAGCAGAAGATGTCCTGTTGCGTGGAGTGGAATGCATCCCATCTGCTAAATGGCCCTTGTCACATGTGCAATGGCATATGTTTAGGCATGCCTTAACCGAGTAAAAGAAAAGGGGCTTAGCGCCCCTTTTTTTATTGCCCTCCAAATATATTTGCAAATAACAACATCGATAGTAGCCGAAATATCGTGCTAATTTTAATAGGCGATTCCGGCTCTGCTGGTTTGGTCACTATCGATGCGCGCTCGCGTCTTAATCGACGACGCCGGTCGTGCGGGTTTTCTCTTTCCATCAATAGCCTTTATATTGTTTAATGGCCTCGCTTTCTATCTCATCGATATAGCCGTCGCCTATGTCGCTAATGTGCACGTGATAGCCGTCTAAATCTATAATGGCTCTTATGTCTACCTCATACGAGGCTGGACTGTCTCCGGTGCCGTATCCATCCAGCGTCTCTTTAACTCTAGCTGTAATCAACAAATCATCCATTTCAAAATCGATATTCATTTTATACCTCCATTATCTGATAAAACTTAGTCATCTCTTCGCCGGTGCGCATCCATTCTTCCTCTTGCGCTTTGATTAGCCAGCGCCTATCTATAAGCGCCATATCGCTGTCCGGATAGGGCTCGCCAGTTATCAATGTTTTAGTATCGGAAAGTCCGTCTACTTCGTAAATTATGTAAGCCATGGTCTACCTTTCGAATGCATTTAAAAAATCATTAACAGCCTCTTTCGCTGTCTCGCCATCGTAGCTGGTCGCTATGATCTCGGCGCAATCCTCGTCAGATAGCTCGTAGCCTAGGCGGCTGGCGTAGTCTTTTAATTCCTCGTAGGTCATACTGTTACCTCCACAATTTGAAAGTCTTCTCTGTCGGTATAATCCTCTAAGTTGCCGGCTTTTACCTCCTCTTCCATGTCTTTTAAAAAGGCGTCCAGCTCGGCCTGTGCACTTTCTATGCTGTCGAACCTAGTAGGCCCGTCGTCATCGCTCCATGTATTAGTCCAGCCGCCACATAGGCAATACTCTTGCACTTCGTATTTGGTCATATCACACCTCCAATTAAAAGTAATGCTGTCGTTAAAGTAATAGCCCATAGGCATATCGTGAAGGCCGTCTCGGTCATATCGCGTCCTCCTCTAGCACGGTCTCGCCGTCCTCGTCTATAACCCATGCCGGATTAGTGCTCCACTCCCATTCCAATGGGTAAGTAGCATCAGTAATGCTTACACTGATAGGGCTGTAATTTTCTAAATCGAGTGCCTCCTCCGGCGTGTCTGCCTCCACTTCAATAGTGGTTATTAAATAGCGGCATATCGTGTATTTAGCCATGGTTTAATCCTCCTCTATAATGCCGTTATCTAGGCATGCTTGAAATACAATCTGCGCTAAGCGCCTATCCGCCATTATGGCGTTGCCAATTTTCTCTTGTAGCTCCATCCACTCGTCTCGGTCTATGTTGCCTTGCCATTCATAATTATCAACGAGGCGGCTTATGGCCCATTCAATGCTTGCGTGTAAATTCATGGTTTAGTCCCTTTCGTCAAAGTCGCAATGTTTAAGCTCGGCCAATAGCTCGGCCTCGTCCATGTTTTTAAATCCCTTAAAACCGTGCATTAACAAGTCCCATACTAGGCCATCGGCAAAGCTGGTATCGGATTGGCATAGCTCTAGGTTATATTCCACAAGCTTGGATATTAGTTCGTCTCTGTCTGTCATTTTGCTTTCTCGCTTTCTAGTGTTTTAAGTAGGTTACGTTTGAAACAGTTTTATCCCAGCATGCGCGGCATGTGCCGCATTTGCCGTTATTAGCTGGCGCCTTGCATTCGACGCCGTCTATCGTGCCGGCCTTGGTTATAACGGTGCTAGTGATAGGCCACGTGCCAGCTGGCGCCATGTCCAGCATTGGCATGCTTAGGCGCACGGTTAGATTATCCGGCATGGCTCGCTGTCTGTTTACCTTGGCCAGCATGCCTTTTTCTTTTGTAGGTAGCCAAAACGTCACCTCCGGCATGGCCTCGGCAATGTCCATGATAGCCATCAAATGCGCCTCGCTTTGAATGTCGCCGCTGTCATGCCATCTGAAATAGCCGGTCGTATCATTGCTTTTAATGGCCGCTATCATTCCAGCGGCCCATGAAGGCAGGTCGCCCAGCGAGTTCAAATTATGCTCCCTGTGGGCTATTACGTTCTTATAACGGTAGTTGCCTTTCATGGCATAGCATCCATGGCACACACTGCCCACAATCTCGGCCAGCTTGCGGCCGGTCTTGCATGCCGTCGCCGGCGTGCTAAAACTAGGGCATGGCATTTTACTTGCCGCGCTAAGCTTAGGCATGAGTTGAATTGTTTGCATGGCTATACTCCCTTGGCTTGTAGCTGGTCGGCCAAGTCTTGGCCGCCTATGCTTTTAATCCAGCCATGGCCATATAATTGGCCGTTGGCATGCCGCTCAATCTCTATCATGTTCTCGCCCCATGCTATCTCAATCCGTCCGTAGCCTTGCTTTAAAGCTTTAATCACTAGGGCCTTAGCTTGCGCAAGGCTTGGCTTGCGTCCGTCAAAATAATATTCGAATGTATTAGCATTCATGATCATGCCGCCTTCAATTGATAAGTTGATGAAATATATACCGGCTCCAAGTCAATGCCGTTGAATAGGTCGCGGCATGATACTTTAAGCTGTTTGCCTACCGCCTCGACGGTATACCAAAACTCCACGCCCAAGGCGTCGCCATTGGTTGCATCCGCTGGCAATAGTCTTAAATCGCCGCCTCCGGCTTTTTTATTGGCCGCTATAAATGAAGCCGCAAACTCGTCGGCCTCGAAGCGGGGTAGCTCCCACGCGAATGGTAAGGCGTTGGCAATAAAACGGTGCGCGCCATAGCCGCTATTGCTAATAGGGTAATTATCCCAATGCTTAAAAACGGTATAGGCTCCGTCTGCATCTTTGAATGTGTATAGGCCTCTAGTGCTCATAATGTCCTCGCTTTCTATCTGTATGGTTGAGCGGCCAGCCATCGCCGGCCGCTGGTTGTTATTGTAAACCTAAGTTTTAAATCTCTGCAAGCTTTTTAATTATGGCCTCGGTAGCCGCTATGGCATTGCCTAGCGCGTCGCGTATATGCACGGCTTGCCCTCGCTCGTTATTGCCATTGCCTAGCGCGGCCGCTATCACCTCGGCGGATTCCCTGCTATATTGAGGCGCCTCGGCCAGCTTGCACGGCGTCGCGTCTATTAGCCGCCAGCCGCCGGCCTCGCGTTCCATCGTGGGCCTTATAGCTAAGTCGCCTACCATAACCACGTGGCCATTGCCTAAGAGCACGCCATCGAGTGCCGCCAGCGCCCGCTTGTTATTCTCATGCACGGCGAAAAACTCCGGCGCCGCGTCCCTTAATAGTTCTAGTTTGCTCATGGTTTAATACCTCCGTTATTAGCGGCGGCCAGCTGGCCGCCGGTGTTTAAATTATGCCGCTTCGGCCTCGGCGTCCGCCGCCGTGCCCTTGATATAGTCCGCCGCTTTCTGAGCCAGCGCCGCCGCCTTGAATATGGCTGTATTATCATCGCGGCATGCCTTGAGCCAGCTTTGAATGTAGCCAGCGTGGCGGAGTTCGCCGGCAATGCCGTTGTCCGCGCATAGGTAAGCGGCGCCAATTTCGGCCACTAGTTCTTCGAATGCATAAGCCGGATTCCCGAAGCGGCCGCTGTGGTCGCGGTCCAGCCTATGCTTAGCGCCGGTCCAATGGGCCAATTCATGAAAGGCCGTAGCATAGTAGTGCGCGGCGCTGTCGAAGCTGGTTTTATGGGGCAATTGCACGGCGTCGGTGCTCGGCATGTAGAAAGCCGCGTCGCCGCCATGGCGAATGATTGCGCCGGTTTTGACTATGGCCGCCTCGCATTGCTCGCTGGCGTCAAATGGTTTAATCACGGGCTCGGCCGCCGGTGCGCGCTCGGCGTCGGTTTGCTCGATATTAAACACGCTATAAGCTTTTAGCACGGCATAGCCATTGGATAGTTCGCCCGTCGCCGCGTCCACGGTGCCGGCTACCGGTTTATAAAAGCAAATGGCCGTGCCTTTCTGTCCCTTGAGCACTTGCGCGCCGCGGTCCTGCCATTGCTTATAGGTGCCCCATTGGCTGGCGGCATAGCCATTGCTCATGCTGGTCATGCCTAGGATTAAGCGATTCACGCCACGATAAGCCGCGCCGCTTACTATGTTATGGTCCGCGCCGCTTGCCGCGTCCGCGTGCCATGGCTTTACCCAAGGCGCCGCGCCTTTCTCAAGCTCGGCAATAATTTGGTCGGTCACTGTCTGATAAATTGGATTGCTCATTTTGTCTTTCCCTTTCTGTCTGTATGGTTGCGGCGGCCAGCTGGCCGCCATGGTTTAGTAGCTTATATGCCACATGCTTT